CCGAGTGCAAGGATGAGCAAGCAGTGGCCGATGCAGGCTTGACCCTCATCGATTGCGCACAGCCACCTTATGACGACGGAAATCCGCTCGATGGCCCGTCGCCGGAAGAAATCTCCTGCGCGCAGAACGCAATCCATGAGCACTGGGCACAGGGCGTTCTCGTCCACTGCGTGCACGGGCAAGACCGCACCGGGTTCGAGGTGGAGAAGGACTGCCGCGAACGCCGGAAACTTTCGCACCGCGTGTGCGAGAAGGAGCTCTTTGCGCACGGGTACCATCCCGCGCTGTTAGGGCTGGAGGATAAGAGATGAGGCCCCCAACCGTAAAAACAAAGACGGCCCTATTCGCAGTCCTCAATGCGATCCCGGAGCGCCCCACCGAACTGCCGTGGATCTTCACGTTCAATGGTTGCGTATCCTGGAAGGATGCGCGGGGCTATAGCCATCCGTGTGCATACGTTGCGTTCTCGTTCGAGGAGGCCGCGAAGGTCATTCGCGACTGGTACGATCAAACCAGTGACGCATCCTCAAAGAAGCAGTCCGCTCCTACCAAGGTAGTGTAGGAGAGCGCCTGCCCCCTGATAGCAATAGCTACCGCCACTTGCGCCATCCCCCACGCACCGATGGTCGGGTTCGCGGGCGTCAAGTCCGAGCCCCAGAGGCTCTTATCCCAAATGCCGTGATCCCACGTCCCGGCGCCGCCGACCCCGGACGATGAAGTATCGACTGGTTCGGTCGTGTCGAAGTCGAGCTTCGCAACGGCTTGGATTACCGGGTTAGGAACGGCGGACAACAGCGACGGTCGGATCTGCCGCGGGATCTTCTTCGTCGGCCGGTCCGCACCCTTGAAGCAGGTAAGGACGCTCCACTGGATCGGCTTCTGGTTCGCGGACGGGTTGGTAATTGTGACGTTATCTACCGGGCCCTGACAGACGCAGACCCGGCCGTCCGCGGTGCCGATGTAGAGCAGTCCGTTCCACGTCGCGGCGGAAACGATGGGCAAATCCCGGTACGTGCTCCAGGCCCGGGTACTAAAAGCCATCGCGAACTGAAGCGGACTCCAGCCCAGCGGTTGCGGCACGTTCACCAGGATGCAGTTGTCCGTAGGGTGCGGGACGATCGCCCAGCCAAGCTGGGTCTGAAACGTCACTGCAAGCTGATTGAAGATGTTGGAGATTTTATATGTGTCGTAGACCGTGCGGTCCAGCACCGGATTACCGATGATGAGCTTCGAGAGAGGAATCAGCCCGAGCATCGAGGCGACCAATACATCGCCGCCGTATTCCACCGCGATCCGCCGGCCGTATGGCACGCCGCCGACGTTCCAGGTCCCGACGATGCCGAAGGTGCTCGCAGAGTTCGGGTCCGTCCCCTGCCACACTTCGATGTCGCCAGCAGAAGAGATAGCGACAAGCCGCGCATCCGGCCCCGAGCCTCCGTCAAAGCTCCAGTTGTAGAGGTTGACTAAGGGACCCCCTTTCAACATCTTGAAACCGAAATCCTGCGCCGTCGCCGTGCCATACACCGCGCCGATCGGCATGAACCAGGCGCGCGTACTGCCCTTCTCGACAAAGAAAAGGCGCGACTTCCATACCACGACGCTAGCGAAGGCTGCGGCGAGCCCGCCACCATTAACCCCCAGGTACAGTCCATTATTTTGGTCCGCGACCGAGGGACCGATGGCGGTCCCCGCCGCTGGAGCTCCCGCGCTGCCCGTCCATACGACGGTCGAGCCGTCCGTAATACCCGGCCCGATGCCTGTAGGGCCCGAACCCGAGCCGTTTGTGGTGCCGCCCGTCGTCGCAACGTAGGTGTTCCCGCCGTTCTGAACGCGCGTGCCGACCACCACGAAGAGATTGGTCTGCCACAGCGCGGTCACTCCCGAAGGGATTGCCGTCCAGGTCTTGGACGCCTCCGAATAGACATAGGGTCCGTTGACCTCGTCCACATAAACCATGAAGCGCCCGCCGCCGGGGACGGATAGCACGGTCGATTGCCCGTAACCCGAGGGGTCCGTCGTGACAGGGAAGACCACAACTTGCGTAGTCGCCGGCCCCACGAAGTTCCAGGTAACCGTCCCGTCGACGATGCCGTTTCCGGTCCCGGTCGGGCCGCCGAGCGACGTCCCTCCGATGGTGCAGACGTAGACGTTGCCAACGTTAGAGACCTGCTGCCCAACGACGTAGATAGTGAGTATCTGCCAGGCCACAACGCTCTTTAACGTTACGTCCCAGATGCCCTTAGCGGTCGTCGCGAAAAGTTTGTCGTTTGTTTGGTTCTGCGCCGAGCCGCTGTACGGAAGCATCGTACGTACGGTATTGTCCGCGCCGCCTTGCAGCCCGATCGCCCACTCCTGATACCCGGTCCTCGAGCGCAGCCCGAGCTGGGCGCGCACCATGTTGTAGATGTAGACCGCATCGGTGTCCGGGAGTTCGCTCGCCGGATCGACGGAGTTAATTCCACCGGTCGGTGCGGGGAAGTGAATCTTCTGGAGAGTCGGGGCTTGCATGGAATATCCGTAATTCCAGAATAGCCCTAAGGTCCGCCAAACCCAGTGAAAGGTACATTTTGGGACCCGATCAAGGGTGTTCCCGAAGCCCTTTTATCCAGCGAGAGCATCTTCCCGACCGCATCTGCAGTCTCTGCGCCCTGCTTGGCCGCCTCGAAGTCGCGCTTCATGTCATCGCTGATCGGCCAGCCGTTCTCGACGCGCCATTTGCGCTTGAGCGCAGATACCAGATACGGCTGGTCGAACCAGAGGATATCGGTCGAGAGCGAGGGTGCGCCGGTCGTCGGAACCGTAATTCCCGCTGCCCAGGTCCAGAGAGGCGCTCCCGCTACCCCCAGCACCCCGTCCGGTACTCCAATCCCGCGCTCGATCGGCCCGGTGCCTACCGCTGCGCTGGTGCCGGCTAGAGAGCAAAAGTAGAGGCTCCCGTTGATAATCGCGAGCGAAAAGTTCGCGCCTGGTGCGGTAATGTAGGGGGTGTTATTGGCGTAGGCTGGGCAGTAGAGCCACTGCACGACCCCTCCCGCGTCAGGGATGAGGCCGGGGGTTACAATCGGCTGCCCGAGGTTGCGACCAGGTCCGCCAACGCTACTGACCGTACCGCCGACTTGGCAGTAGTAGTATGTCTGGACCCCGTTCTTGAGCCCGCCTATAACAATCTGTCCGGCTGTGTATGTGGTGCCGTTCGCGTAGGCGGGGATCGCGGGCTGCGTCCACCAAAGGCTTTGATAGTTGTACGCGAGGACTTGCCCGCCCGGGAGCACGGTATTATCCGGGTAACTTGCGAACTGCCCGTCGAGGATGTCGAAGAGCACGGTAAAGGTGACGTTCACCAGGAGGGCCTTCAGTACCGCGCGATCCTGGGCGCTAATCGGCCCGCCGAGCGGGAGCCTATTCGTGCGGTTCCATCCGGTCTGATCTACGAGGCGATCGTAATCCGGCGGGAGCGGGTAGAGTCCATTCCCGGCGACAGTGTTGAAGACGTAGCCCTGGCGTAGCGTGGACCACTGGCGCCCGGCGCGGATCTCCTGCCCTAAGGACCCCAGCAAGGAGCACATCCGGATGATATTGACATCGGCCGATGAGAATGGGTCAGTCAGCGCGGTGCCGTCCGCGTAGCCGGCAGGCCCCGCGAGTCCGGACTGAACGGCCGCCTGGCGAACGACCGAGCCCGCTGTGACCAGATCCAAGAATTACCTCGAGGGCGCTCCCATCGCGCGCGCGTTACGGCGTCTGAACTAGCTTCCCGATCCGCCCGCGGGGTTTGGGGTCGTCCCCCACCGCTGGAGAGGACGCGAGGCCCTGCGCAACAGCCTGAGCCGCGCGCTCTGCCTGGACCGCGGACCATGCCGCAGCCGCGGGCTGCAAATTCCGCACCAGCGCGCGTAATTCCTCAAGTTCGGCATCGGTCTGCTTCTGGCGCTCATCGAACTTCTTAGCGAGCTCGCTCTCGAGCCGCGCCGGAGCGGAGGCCGCCTGTGCATCCCGCCACGCCTGGACTTGGGCTTTGATGTCCGGGAAGCCCATGAAGTGCTGCCCGACGCTATCTGGCATCCCGAGCAATTGCTCGACGGTCTTGATACCAGAAGCCTCGAAGCTGGCCACCTGGGAGGGCTTGAGGATATAGATACCCTCCTTCGCGAGCTCGCGCAGCGGCGTGCCAAAGAGTGCGGCGCCGTCGAGTTTCTTATTCTGTCGGGACTTGTAGTCCGCCCAGTGCCGCGGGAACTTGAGGTTGTGCGCGGCCTCGGGCATGGCCTCGCAGCTGTCCGGGATGTCCGGGTCGTTCAGGATGATCGCCATCGTGTCGACTTCGTTGCGCTGCTCGCCGGGGACCATGATGCGGATCCAGATTTGGTCCTTGTACTGCGGACCGCTCGGCA